AAGGTGTTCATCTTTCCAAAACTCATAATTTACACCTTCCAATCCCGGTCTAGTCTAAGAAGTAGGTTCACTGTGTTCCAAACCTGCTGCCCCGCTTGTACGCTATCGGCGAAGAAACCAGCCGTCGAGCCATCTCTGCTTTCGTAGAAATGACTCGACAGCATGATTACTGCCTGTTCAGTAGTTGGGGGCATGATGTTTTCAGTGTAATAACCCTCAGCAACATGCTGATAACTTTCCGCATAAGAGACGGCGGCTTTGATGTAATGCAGCAGAAGTCCATCGTCTGCGTCATGCGTCAGGATCAGATTTGCTTTTACTTTAGGGAGAAGATTATCAGTTGTCATGCCGTCCGCCTCCTTCCGGTCATTCTTCGTCTGCAGCCATTAACCCAGCCGCTTTTAGTTTAGCGAGCAGAGCATTAAAATCCGTGACAAGAGTGGCTGTATCCTCGGCTATGCTGTCAGCTTGATAAGCAGCCATTTTTACCAGCCCAGAGACTGACTCCGTAGCATCGGTAGGATATGTTGGAGCATACAGCTTACCATCTTCACCAATTTTTATTTCGACAGTATCACCCTCATCAGCAGCGGCGGCTTTTACACCACCAAGAGTCTCCTCTGTTGCCACGAGAAGCGGATCGGCGGAGAGCCCCGTTACCGAGGCTCCTTCCTTGATTTCAAGTGTTCCGCCTATAACAGTTTTCTCTCCGCCTTGTTCGGTATAATTCTTTGTGTTATAGCTCATAACGCACCTCCATTAAGCTTTCTGCTGAAGTACTTTTATGGCTTCAGGTAGAATTAATTTTCCATCCACACGCTGAGTAGCAACAAAGCCTACTTGGCCAGTAACAGCATAAAGTTCATTAAGCCTCTTAAATACACGACCCTGACGATCAGCTACCCAGTAATAACTAAAATCACCAAATGCGATACTCTTTGCAGCTGCAGCAATAGTTGGCATATATGCAGAAGTATACAATGGTCGATTAAGGATAGTATCCGGTGTACCTGCCTGTAAGGAAGGTTGCCATAGGTACTGTCCTTGACCATCCTTTAGTTTACGGATTGCTTTTACAGTGGCGTCGTTCATAACGAATACAGCCTTATTACGGTAAGGTGCCTTTAGTGAATAGAACAGATCAAGTACCTCGTCCATAGTAATTGCCGTAGCACCTGCAGTAGTCACACCAATTTGGGCACCACCTGTAGAAGCAAGGATACCTGTCGGTTTCCCAGATCCATCACCGGTAAAGAACGCCTCTTCCTCTTTGTTACCGATACGCCTTGCAAACTCCTTAGAGATGTAGGCTTCAAGATTGAACACAGAATCGTTAAGAAGCTCCTCGGAAACTTTGATCATGGTAGCGAGTTTGTAAGCTCCTATAGAAACCTGTCCGAAACTATCATCGCTATCTGGGATAGTGCCTTCTTCATCCACCCAGGAAGCAGTACCTTTTGTAGCTACAACAGGAATTTTCCTATCGCCAGAAGATGTATTGATAACATTGGCCAGTGAACGGAAAATGTTCTCTTCCTCAAGAGCCTCTACTAAGGTACGTTCAAACTCGTCAGGCACAAGATAACCACCCTCGGAGTCTGTACCGATTTGAAGGGCATTTCTTACGTTTACATCAAGGCCTTCACCTGCACGAGTACGCATAGCATTCCAGAATGCTTTCTTGTACTCTGCAGACGCACGTCCTGTCTTATCTTCAGCATGTTTGGACGGTGTGTTTGTAATAGGGCTACTAGTGGCTTTGGAAAGTTCTAAGTCAATAACCGCCTGACGTTCCAAACGTTCTATTTCCTTACCAAGTGCAACAACTTCAGCTTCCATCTTTTCATAGGTTTGTGTGTCCTCTGCGGATAACAATCCATCACCGCCACGTTTTGAATCAAGGAATGCCTTCGCCGCATCCCAAACCTTAGCGCGTTTCTCGCGCAATTCAAGAATTTTACTCATTGTTATTTCCTCCTTTAAATTAGTGAGAAATTAAAGAAAGCCGCTTATCCAGCGACTCTATAGGTGTACCTGTCTTTTGTTTTTGTTTTTTGGGTAGTTTGCTAATAAGTGAGTTAGTAACCGCCATCCTGCTAAAGATAAGGCTATC